TCTCCTATAAACGGTGATCCTACCATCTAGTGAACCGATTTTAGAAACACCTGTTACCATAGAGTTGACATTGCCATCAACCGGCCATAACACGAATGATGAAAGACCTTCCAGAGCGGCACAAACCATAGGTGAAACAACCACGAAGTTACCAGCACCCCTACGAGTGTTTACTGCGATAAGGTTTGCCTTTCTCACAATAGCACTATAAAGTGTGCGGTACTTTTCAGCCATCCAACGACCATCAGCCTCTGGACCGCTGCTGTTGTAATCCCATGTACTTGCTACGGCTACGGAATTTATTTTGTTGATGATTTCCCTGTCAATTTCTGCAGTGATTTCATAAGCAAGAACATCCATCATTTCCTCTTCAAGATCGAGACCATGCATTGCCTTTAAGTCCTGAGCCACTTCAAGTGACCAACGACTTCTTAATTTACGGGTCTTAGCTTCTACCTGTGCTTTTTCTACCGTCATGTTTACTTCTGAAATAGCTGCATATGTTCCAACACCAAGACCCACATCAGCAGCCGCCCCTGAACCATCAGCGCCTGAACCCAAAAGTTCACCAGCAGATGTTACAAAACCAGCTGATGTTGATTGGCTACCTGAATAGAACGGATCAATAGCGTTGTATCCAAGTTCATCAGAATATGTTGGTGTAATAGATCCAGATGGATACGCCTGTTGTGAATAGCTATTTCCTGCCCTAAATCTTAGAGCGAACGCTAATCCAACCGGTCCTGTCATTGGCTGAACACCTACGATGTCGTGAGCAATAAGCTCAGGGAAGGTTCTACGAACCATTGGGATAGCAATCTGATGAAAATCACCAGATGTAGAATATCCACCAGCAAGGTTCCTACCCACTGTCGAATAGTCACCAGCCTCGTTCATATAATTCACTTCATTTTCGAGCATCAAAGCAGTTGCTTTCAGGACTTTAGGATTCTTAATCTTCCCACCTTCATCGAGAATATCTTTCCATTTTACTACTAATTCTTTGAGATCCATTTTTATCCTCCTACTTTAATTATAAATTATCAAATTTTATTTTCTTTCAGCATTCTCAACCAAGTTGACTTCATTTGGTCGAAAGGATTACTGATATCCTCTTTTAACGGAACAGTCTCGTCTATTGGTACTTCAACTTGACCCTTCCCATCTACAGTACCATCTGTCTGTGCTGGTTCAATACTCTCCACAGCATCTTCCATCTTTGCACCGCATTTTGGACATATACCTGTTGCATCTTTACCATTTTCAGAGTAAATTGCTCCACATTTTGGACAAATAACTGTGTTAGAAATAGAATTACTTATTGGCTCTTCTGTTCCCGGTTCTACTTCTTCGTGCAAAATATTTTCTACAACATACTTAAATTTTTTGTCAATTTCTGATTTATCTTTTATATCACCCAGTAAATTAAATACCTTTTCCTTCTGTGATTCCAAAAGACCATCGCACTTTTTACGAAGATAAAGTTCAGCTGCCATTGATTTAGCATCTTCTTTTAATTCAATCTCTGTAGCAATAGATTTATTGATGTCAGCTTTTAACTTTAATATTTCGTCTTTTGCTTCTCTAAGGAGACCCTTTACTTCCTCATCTAACATTCCCTCATCAATAGCTAACTTGATTTTGAATTGTTCAATAAGTTCAGAATAAAGCTCTCCCTTCTTTGCGTACTCCATAACTTTTTCAGGAATCTCAAGCTCTTCGTCAAGGACTGAATCTACAAAATCAGAGAATTTAGAAGTAATATCCTTCTTATAGTCCTCAAATTTTATTTCATATTCCTCTACAAGAGCCTCTCTCTCTTCCTTTAGAAGTTCGTCTGCACGCTCCCTTGATTTCATCTCAATCATAGTCTCAATCTTTTCAGTAATAAGACTCTGCTGATCTTCGTCAAGTTTCTCTACGTTCAAAACTGATAAAACCTCTTTTGGCATTTTTTTTCCTCCTTGTAGAAATTTCCTTTGTTCTATTTATTTATAGAATGTAAATGTAAATTTTTTTATGTTTCAAAACCCTTGATAATATTATATATTTCAGTCATTAAAAAATATATTTACATTTTTGCTAAATTATGTTATAAATAAAAATATGTAAGATGAAAAAAAATAATATTAAATTATTGATGGCGGTTTGTATGATATGAATATTCTGTATATTTTCAATTATATATTATATAATTATATATTGATTGAATTGGATCACTCGCCACCCTAAAGGAGAAATGAATGAAATTAATACAAATGATTATATTAACAATAGTATGTTTATTAACAATATTTCAAATGTCATCGTTATCATCTAGTGTTTACCCAATTAAATCACAATCAATACAGCATTCAACAAACAATGTGTTACGAAAATCAGCAGTTAGAGTAGGAATAGGTGATCCTGGTGAAAAAATTCTCAATGCTATTTCAATGACAAGTAAACAAACAGGTATATCTGAAAGTTTTTTACTTTCTTTGATGCATACTGAAAGTGCATTGAATAGAAATGCAAGGTCACATAAAAATTATAAAGGATTGATGCAAATTCCACAGGATGTATATTATGAGGATGCAAACACACTTATAGGAGCAAGAATATTCTTAGAAAAATTAAGAATTACTGATGGTGATTATAGGAAAGCTCTTGTTCTTTATAAAGGATGGTCTTTGACCAGTTCAGAAGGATTCAGGCAAGCTGATAAGGTTATAAATTTAGCAAGAAAATTGAAGGAAAAAATATAATGGATAAATCAATAGTTGAAACAAGAACAGATAAAGAAATATTATCAGCAGAGATAAAAAAATTACAAAGGCAGAATAAAGTTTTTTGGTTGATTATCGCCTCTCTAATTGGGTTTGTTATTGGTATATCTTTTGCTCAGGAATTAATTATCGGAAAAAAATTAAGTGATTCCGTAAAATTACATGGAATCGTTATCAACAGTGTTCCATATGATTTAAAAGAAAGGTTATAAGTTGTTCCAATTTGGTGAAAGATAAATACTTATAAATTTTTTCACATTAAAAGGCCCCTTATTGGGGCCTTTTATATATCATATCTATTTAATATTTTCATTATCTTCTTATAAAGTTTTTTTTATTGTTTCCAATACTTGCCAAATAGATTTATAATATTCTTTACGAGCTTCTGTGACTGATATTTTTGGAATTTCAACTTCAGGATCTTTAATGATGGATTCTTGTTCCTTTTTAATCCAAGGTACATCAAATTCTCTTCCTTCAAATATACCATTTACCCAGCTATTTTGATTAGAAGGAGATGTTACAATATCCCATGTGATGAGATAATAATCATCATTAACATAACTATCTGTTTCATTAACTGTTCCAAGTCCTCTACTAGATATACCAATTCTTCCTTCTTTTAAAAGTGTTTTAGCTATTTTTCCCATGGGGGTATCAATAACTTTAGCTCGCCCAATCAGATCGTTACCCTGCCACTCAAGTTTCTCAATTAAATGTGAAATTCTATCAGGATTAATATCTGGTTTTTCAGGATGGGGACATTCACCCCATAAACATTTATTATTAACACTTTCTATAAGTTTTTCTACTTCTCTTTCAAGTGTATTTTTCCTATAGATTCTGCCATTAATGTTTTTATTTTCAGCAGATGAAAAGATGCCTTCAATGAAAACATCTCCTTCTTTGCTACTTAAAATTTGAACATTGTTAGATGTTTCAGTGATAAGCTTCATGTTTATTACATCTCCTCTGTTTCTGCACCTGATGAAGGTGTGGCTCCTGACATAGAGCTACCAAATCTAATGTCATATGCAGAAGAAACAGCCTGCCAAATAGCTTTGGATTTCAATGGGAATGTGTGTATAAGCTGATTAATAACTTCAAAAGCATCTACATATTTCTGTGGTGTATTAGCCCTTTCAAGACGAAACTGAATCCTTCTCAACCCGGTTGAAAGATTAGCATATTCACCTGGTTTTATTTGTGCATTGTTAGGTTCTAACATAGATTCATTAACAGGTATATGTTCATCTTCATCTTCAATTAAAAATTTATTAATCCTATCTGTGATCGTCTTTGTCATTTTAAACCTCCATATTTTTATCTATGAACTTATTTATAGTTTTCCAATTTTTATTTGAACACCATTCATTTTTGTTTATTATTAATAGATCTATGTTTTTATCTACACATATTCCTTATTAAAATTAGTGTATGATGTTTTATAAACATGCCCTTTATCACATTTGATATCAAGTTTAGTATGTTCATTTACATACTTATCTGATACCAAGGAATATCCGTATATCTTTATTTTTTCAGATAAGTCCTTTATTTCATATTTAATGGACATATTATTTCTTTCTTCTTAGCAATCTTTTTTTCGGTTTAACTTCAGGTTCAGGATCATCCTGATCCTCTGTCCTCTCTATTTCTAATTCTGTATCTAATTCTGTATTAGGATCATCTTGTGGTTTTAGTTCAGTAAATTGCTGTTCTATATCATTTTTTAATCCTAATTTATCTCTAAGAAAATTATTCTTAGCCTGTTTTATTTCTCCCCTTAATAAATCTTTAGAATGCAAAAAATCATCATTTTCGAAACTATCGAGAGCAGCTTTAATTACTTCTGGATTCATATATTTCCCTCCATAACACCATTATTTATATATTTTTTACTATAACCACATCTTTATTGTTAAAGATATATTATTTGCATTGTATTTATATATCTACGGTATGTTGTAAACTGTAGATATTAGATATTGAATATTCTTTAAACACTTTTCTTTATCATTTATCCATATTTCTTCTTTTATTACCAGTAAATTTATACTCTTTTCCTTACATTGTTTAATTTTTTCAATATCTCTCAATTTTACATTTTCTTTACTGTGCCAATATATACCATTAAATTCAATAGCTTTTTTTAAATCAGGTAAATATATATCCAATTCAAGCATTTTGCCTGTAACTGGATTTTTAATAAGAGAACGGTCATTCTCAATTATTTTACCTAAGTATATTTTCTTTATATATTCAATAATTTCCGTTTCTGGTTTAGATTTTTTATTAATAAAAGAACATTTTGGGCATCTATGACCACTTATAAAATCATTATATGTAATTCTAAATATATGATCTTTATTACATTTAATTAGAAGGGGTTTTTTATTATTAATATATTCTTTAGATAATAATTCATATCCCATTCTAAAGAACTGTAATTTTATATTATTAATATTATGTTTAACATTACCAGCACAAAAAGAACATCTATATCCATGATGAAAATTATTAAACCTTTTACATGCTCATATGTAAGTTTTTTACTCAATTATTCCTCGTCAAACTCATCAGACCCAAATTGAGATTGTTGACCAGGAACACCCCCTGTTTGCTCAGCACCCGTCGTGTCTTGCTGCATACTATATGTACCCGGAACAATACCAGCACCACCATAACTATCTACAGAATTAATAACTTCATCTGGTGGGAAATATTTCTTATCAAGTCTGAATCCATCACGGTTCTGGCCAAGTTCTTCTTCTGTCCAATGTAGATATTTCTTCACCAAATAAGATTTTGAAAATTCAGCATTTTGACATAGTGCATTATAATTTTGGAATGATTGCTCTAAGAATCCTTGATTCATTTGTTCTTTATAATGTGATGGTGGATTTAATCGTAAAGTAAAACTATTCATGTTAAGGTTATATTGTTTTCTGAATCCTCTAAACTCTAAATGTAACAGAAATAAATCTACAAGTTCATTACAAAACTTTCGTTGAATTTTTTCAAGATATTTTGCCCATTTTATCTCGTCTCTTGAAATTTGTCCAGAATTTGAGCCCCCGAACATTACATCTTGACCACCTTCTACCCCTTGTGTTATACGAGATAGAGGATATTTTAAGGCTCTATAAAGTTTATGACTAAAATAATATATATCGTCTAATTGTGTAAATCCAGCAGCATTACCACCAACTGATGTAATATCAGACCCTCTACCTTCAGATGAATTCTTCACAAATATACCTACTGATAAAGCAAAGTTATGATTATTTTCAGAATCTTTTACTGTTAGACATCCCGTATCTTCTCTAATATCAAGATATTCAACTTTTACAACTTTATAATTTATAACAATGTTTTGTGGGTCATAAAACGTCTGGTAATCATTAGAATTTTTGTTTATATTTTCGGTTTTTTGATATAAAGGCATTAAAGATATTCCTTCTGCTAACTTTTCGGCCATAACCTCTGAACCATCTAATGTTACAAATTTGTGGTCTGGTGTACAATCAACATGGGTATCATTATCTAAGTAAACACGAACCAAATTTGCATTTTTTCGTGTAATACCAGCCCATTCTATCTCACCACATAATATTTTTTTATATTTTTGGTCTATTGAATATACATAATTCTTTTTACCTTCATTGTATTCACTAATAATTTGTGATAGTGATAATGTTCGTCCGTCCATGAGGTCAATCTTTGTAGACAGGCTAAGGCATTGAGGAACAAAATAGTTTTCAAGAACACTATTTTTAATGAAAACACAAGGGTTTCCATGCATACTTACTGCAAAGTTATGATTTCCTTCTACCTCCAAACAACCACAATCAGATCTTTCACTAAGCATTTCAATTTTCTTTATTTTCATGGTAAACTCCTTAATTTAATATTAGACCTGTATAAAAGATTTTATTTTTTCTCTATATAACATCTTATCTTTTTTCCATTTATCATAATCAATTACCAACAAACTAATATTTTTTTCTTTACACTGTCTAATTTTTTCATCGTCTCTTTGTTTAACATCATCTTTATGATGCCAATAGTTACTATTAAACTCAATTGCTTTTTTAATACCCGGTAAATAAATATCCAATTCTAATGGATAGCCAGTAATTGAATTTTTTATTATTGTCCTATCGTTTTCAGATATTTTACCATCGTATATATTTTTTATATATTCAACAATATTTTTTTCTTCTTTTGATGTATGATTACCTAAATTTCTACTACATTCAGGGCACATATTTCCTCTTTGGAAATTATTATATGTTACAAACCATTCGTGTCCATTGGGACATATAACATCTACTTTTGACCGGCTATTCTTATATCCTTTTGAAATCAATTGATGATTTTGTTCTTCAAACCTTTGTTTCACTTCATCATATGATAATCTTTTACAGTTAGCAACATGCTCGACAGCGCAAACAGAACATCTATGACCGTGTAACCACACATCATATCTAATTTTTGTCAAATGTCCTTTATTACATAATACATCTAATTTTTGTTTATTATTAACATATTCAGTTGATAATAATTTATATCCCCTTTCTGCTTCTATACATTCTTTTACATAAGTAAAATTATATTTAGGTGT